GCAGCACCTGCAACTCCAATTTCAATATCGTAAGTATCTGATAAATTACTTACTCTAATGTATCTTACATTCTCTTTGTCTATTGCTCCTGCACTATCATATACATTTGAAGAAAATGTTGCTATAGTTGTTGTTGCTGATTGCGGACATGTTATTACCCTTTCAAAAGTATCTGTAATGCCTGTTACTGTTAAATTGTTTGTTGAACCTCTTAATGCACCGTTAATGGTTACACTTTCGGAAATCGTTACTGTCAAATCTGCCATAATTTTATTTTTTATCTATTTGTTTTAATTTATTTATTGCCCAATTAATGCCACTTGTCCCACCCCAACCTAGCCAAGATACATATCCTTTATCTTTCCACGGAGTTGTTTTATATTCAGGATTTATTTCTGCATTTTTTTCGTGTCTTTTAAATGAAGCCATACGAGCAATCGTATCTCTTGAAATATTAGATTTTGAGCAAAGCTGATTGGCTCTTGTAATTCCTACCCTAGTCATTCCTTTGACTTCATCTCTTCCGTGTTCATCTATCCAACGCAAAACCTTACAAGCATTATTACTTGCACTTTCAGGGTAATCATTATAAGTTTCAAACTTCATACTAATTAAATCTAGCTTTTCTATTACATCATCATAGCTCATAGCTTGATTGTTATTTTTGGTGGTATTATTTGTATTTCTATTTTCCATATCTTAAACTTAAACATTAATATCCAGCACCTAAATTTTCTACAGGTATAGTGCAAGTATCAAAATCATTCATAACTCTTATACCTATTGTAAAAGTCCAACCGCATAGCAAGTTATCAAATCTTTCTTGAAATGGCTCTATTGTAAATTGGTCTTGTGCAAAATATAAAGGTGCATTAATATCATTTACTCCTGCTATTGATTGTCTTGAGCTATGCCTTAACATACCTATAAAATCAGTGCAAATTTGCAAAGTTTGGTTCCATACTTGCTGTTCGTTGTTTTTAGGGTCAAGTAATTTAGTTAATTGTTTTGCTTGGTGTGTTTGCCAATTTTCTTTTTCACTTACTAAGTCACATATAAACAACTGAAAATTATAAATAAGTTCTGCGTCACCTGTTGTAACTGACGTAGGGTTTATATGCAGCAAAGGCAGTTTTTCCATTTTTTCTAAATTAATATCAAATATATCGCCAACAGAAACTGTTGTAATCTGTTCGTGGTATTCGCCTAACCTACAAAGAGTATTTATTACGTTATTATATGTTTTATTTACTACTGCCATATGTCTTTACTTTGTTTTGCGTGTTTAAATCTGTTTCATAACTCAACCAAGTAAACGCCTCTAAAAGGTTTAGTTTTGTTATCTGTTCTAGCTTTGATATGTCTGCATTACACAATCTATACATTACGCCAAAATAACCCCATTTTTCTGCAAAAGATTCTGTTGCGATTGCGTCTTCATTTCCTTTAGCTTTTGCGTCAAAAATGATGCTGAATTCGCTAATAATACGTTCACGAAACCCCAAAAAAAAACCAATGCTGATTGCACTTCTACGCTTGACATTTTTTTCATTTGCTCGGCTCGTATAGCTATGTTACCATCATAAGCTTCTATAGTATAAATACCGCTTTGTGTTTCTTCTATAATCGGTCTATACAAAATTGCCATTATTTCTGGCATGTTATTTTCTATTTTAGATTTTATAAAAGTTTCAATATCTGCCCATTCACCAAGAGTAATGTCATCTAAATTAGGGTGGAATCCATACCGTTTTCCATCTATTTCAATTACTTTTTTTAAAGAACTATTTTTATCTTGTTGCAACTCTGCTAATAAACTCATTAAACGGGAAACATCTTTTAGTGCTAATTCGTTTATTAATTTTTTAGGAATGTTAGATAAAGTTGCTATTGTTTCTTGTGCCTCTTTACTTTTTGTAAGTTTGTGAAAGCTCATTAGCTTTACCCACTTTTCAAGAGTAACATCTTTCCAGCTAGTAATTATTTTAAAATTCTTTACTTTGCCCTTTTTCTTTATTTTAACATTCATATATTTATATAATAGAAATTATAATTTTTTATTTTTTTGTGTATATTTGCTGTTCATTTTAGTTTTATACTCCCCCCACGATTATTATGCTTTTCTCTTTTGTCGTTCTCCTAGTGGGGGGTTTTTTACTGCACAAAATATTTCCCAGCATTAGGATTGTCTAAATGATAAATAACATTATACCTAATACCGTCAATAGCGTGGTTATAATTATCTACAAATAATTTACTTCCTTTATCTGCAAATACATAGTTGTTTAGCTCTTTAGCTATGTTAGTTGATTCAGGTGTTATTACTAAATGATAGTCTTGCATGCGGGATATTCCACTTTCAATAGTTCCTTTTTTTACAGGCTTTATGTTTACTCCTAAGTGTTTTAAATCCGCAATTAATCTTGGTTCAGCACTATCTGCAATAATCAACTTCTGACCTACTTTGTCTAATATTATTTGTGCTAATTCTTGCGACTTTAAACCATTCTTGTATATATGCTCTTTTAAATATATCTTTTGTTTCTTTTTACAAATGGCGATTTCTGTAAGGCTATCAGGGTCAACACTAAAGCCAAAGTCCATTCCGCAAGAAGTTTGTAAGCCATCTGGATTAAACTCTCCAATACTCCAATTATCAAATACAACTCCTTCTGCCTTATCTAACCAGCCACCTAAAATTTTATGTTGATACTTTTTAAAGTTGTTATGCTTTATGCTCTTAATACGCTCTAGGAAGCTCGTAGAGAGGTTTTCTTTATTGTCTAAGTATGTAGAGTGTATGTAACATACATTGCCTCTAACGCCATTAAAACCTGCTTCAACGCCTTTGTCTTCAAAAAACCTTTTGTAAATCCAATGTTCTTTAGTAACAGGGTTGAGAATAAGCACTACTCTATTTTGTATATCTTTTTCTCTAATACTTAAATCAATAGTATCAAATATATCTTCATCAATTAATTCTTCTGCTTCATCTAACACCCAGCAGCTTATACCTTGTAATGATTTTAGACTAGCAGTCTGATTTCCTGCTGAAGTCTTAATACCTCTAAATAGTATGTCAGATTGATTGCTTGTATTTAATACTTCTGTTTTATTTACACTAAAGATATTTTCAAAACCTAATAACCCTATCTTTTCTAAAAATTCTGGTATTATTGATAAGTGAGCTGATACCATTGTAAATCTTGTAAAGAGTATTCTAATGCCTTTAGTCATTGTTAACAAAGTTAAAAAGGCAGTAACAGCAAAAGACTTACCTGAACCTCTTCCGCCTGTAATTATAAAGTAACGGGCATCAGATTTAAATAATGGATTGTATTTATTATTCAGTATCAGTTTCAACAAATGTTATAACAGGCATATTAATAGCTTTATCGCCTGATGTTATGTCTACTCTATTTGTTTCATTCCAACCTAATCTAGTTTTAGCAGCGTGTATTACAACTGAAGGCACTTTATCCTTTACACATTCATAATACTTTGACTTAATAAAGTCTTGTTGTATGTTTTCTATTTCTTCAACCTTAGCTGCAAACTCTTCATCTTCTTTTAGCCATTTATAAAAGTTTGTTCTACTTAGGTCAGTTGCTTTTAAAGCAGTAGTAACTACACCTAGTGAACTCTCTAGTGCTTTTAATAATCTCTCTTTGTTAATCTTTGTTCTATTTTGTTCCATTTACTCTAGGGTCTTTGTTTTCTTTTCTTTTAACCGCCCTCTCTCTTTTTTTTATATTAAGGCGGGAAACTTCTTGCTTGTAAGGGTAACAATGTTCTAATTGTGCTAATGTGTAATAAACGATGCTAGCCCTATAAAAATCTTCTTTGTAAGGTTTAATAGGCATTACCCCGTGTATTTCTTTTTGTCCGCTAAAAATACACAAAGCACCATCTGATTGTTCTAATGCTATACGGTATTCAGGTAAAACTAATTCGCCACC